AGCATGCCCTCAAGCTTGGTGATGTGATGGTTGTAAAACTCAACCATTTCGGTGTTGCGGAGGTCGGAGCGGTAAGCCATCTCGCGGGCCAGAGCGTCACGGGTCTCAGTCAGGGCTTGGTTGATGCGGCTGATCTGGTTGGCGTTGTACTTGGTCATGTCAATCTCCATCTGGTTCGTTTCGGTCTCTATCTCGACCGTGATTTGAATTTAGCGAAACTATTTCGCTATGTCAACTAGGTTTGCGAAGATAATTCGTTTTTCTTTTTGGCCCGGTACGCTTTTGAGTAGGCACGGTCTTTGGCCAGTTTTTTTTCATATGCTGCCCGGCGCTTGGCCATGTAAGCCGCCCCTGCGGGCGTCTGAAGCCACTTCTCATGTTCAAGTAGTTCTTGTTCCAGTTCCTTTTTCCGTCTGGCAAAAGAAACAAGAGAAATGCCTGCCTCTTCGCAAAGCTGAACTTCAAGGGCTGTAAGGCGGATTACGTTCTTGTTGATGGGGGTCGTGTCGCTCATTCCCTGTCCTCCAATTGCTCCATGAGGATCGCCACAGCCTCAGCCGCCGTGGCGCCGTAGCCAATGGGGTCGTCCTCTTGGCCGTCGTAGTCGTCAGTAACCGCGCACCAGTCCCAGCTCTTGTGGGGGGAGTGGACGTTGAAGCTTACGATGATTTTGTAGCTGGTGGTCATGTCGATCTCCATAATTTAGGGGAAGTAGAAGGGGGTATTTCCCCCCTCTCCGATCAGATCTTGGCGTATTCGCTGGGGTCCAGCCAGAAGGGCGTGTCCATCGAGCCGACCAGCTTGCCCTGCACAAACACCGCCTCGGTGTATTCGGACTCGTCGGCAGTCTGCATCGCAACGATCTCGATCAGGTCGCGGGCGGCGGCCTCGCTGTAGGGGTCGGCGCCAAGGACGTGGTCAACGATGTTCTCGCAAAGGGTGTCCCAAAGGCCCTCGCCCGTGGCGATGAAGGTCAGGCAGGGGAGGGTTTCGCCGAGGGTGTAGAAGTTGAAAGTCATGTCGATCTCCATCTGGTAAGTTGCTCGGTCTTCATTTCGACCATGACCCTTTGTACGCGAAGATATTTCGCATGTAAAGGGGATTTAGCCCCTGTGGATAAGATTTTGCAAAATAATTTCAGGGGGACGTTTTGCCCGTAATTCTGGGGGTCATTGTCCTTTCACCTGAGAGGGATTATCTTTGATGCGAACATTGGGGGTTTACACATGGACGAAGACGACATCGCTCTTGAGATTGAAAACGACGAGATCCTCCGCGACCTTGGCGAAGACGACGCGCCCGATGATGACGAGGATGAACTCGACGAAGAAATGCTCGAAGCCTATCTGCATGCGCTCGAAAAAGACGATTGATGTTTAACGAGATGAGGCTTGAACATGGCTGTTAAGAAGGTGATTGCCTCAAAAGAAAGGCGTCCTGTCGGGCGCCCGTCGCTTTATCGGCCTGAGTTCTGCGAAACTGTTATTGAGTTGGGGAAGCAGGGCTGTTCGCCTGCGGAAATCGCTTCTCACCTTGATGTTGATCGGGTTACGCTCAGGAATTGGGCCGAAGAGCACGCGGATTTTTCACAAGCTCTCTTGCGCGCGAAGAATCACGAGCAGGCGTGGTGGGAAAAGACGGGGAAGTCCGGGCTTTTTGCTGATCGCTTCAACGCAGCCGTCTGGGCGAAGTCCGTCTCAGCGCGGTTCAAGGATGATTACTGCGAGAGGCAAAACGACGCGCCCCAGATCACCATCGTTAACAACAGCGCCGTTGACGTTCGTCAGCTTGACGCTGACAGTCGTGACGCCCTTCGTATGGCGCTGATGAGCGCCGGGAAGACAATTGAGCATGATCCGGGTGAGCGGTGATGCTCCAACTCAATCCGCCGCTGCCAGTCACGACGCCCAAGGGTGCTGGGCTGGCCCACGTCATCATTGATTATGGCGCAGAGCACGATCTGGTCTGGGTCGTCTTTCAGGATACTGGCGAGTGTTGGTCTTGGCGCAACCAAGAGATCCGCGCACATGCGAACGTCACGATGGGGAGGAAGATATGAAGCCCTACCAATCCTGCGGCCCCCACTGGACCTACGGATGGCTGCGCCGCCCTGAGATGGACAGCCACGACGAGGGCTACTGCTACGAGGCGCCTGACGGCCTGCTGATCTACTCCTCGCAGGAGGATCACATCGAGGTTATGACCTTGTTCGAGGTCATCGGCGAGGACGGCAAGCCCTACCTTTGCGACCGCGAAGGTCTCAACTGCTGATGCCCCGCTACATCACATATGGCGATCAGAAGATCGACATCGACCAGACGCTCTATGAGCTGGACAAGTACGAGGCGGAGCTGAACCTCGCTGACTTCGTGCGTCAGGCGTGGCACATCATAGAACCCGGTCAAAAGTACGTTCATGGCTGGCATATCGACTTTATATGCGCACATCTCGAAGCGATAACCGATGGAGTTGAGCTAGACAATGGTGAGTTGTACAATCGGTTATTGATCAATGTGCCGCCCGGACTAATGAAGTCCCTTCTCTGCGGGGTATTTTTTCCTTCGTGGGAGTGGGGCCCGCGCAACATGCCCCACCTGCGTTACGTCTGCGCCAGCCACAGCCTCGACCTAGCCATCCGTGACGGCCTGCGCATGCGGCGCCTGATCACGTCCGAGTGGTATCAAAAACGGTGGGGCGACCGCGTCACGCTGACCGGAGACCAGAACCAGAAAACCAAGTTTGAGAACACCAGCACAGGGTTCCGGCAGGCCGCCGCCGCCGGGTCGATCACCGGCGCCCGTGGCGACAGGGTCATCATCGACGACCCTCACAGCGTCGATGGCGCGAACTCAGACGCCCAGCGCGAAAGCACGGTCCAATGGTTCCTCGAAGCCGTCCCGACGCGCCTCAACAACCCCGACAGCTCGGCCATCATTACCATTATGCAGCGGCTCCATGAGGCTGACGTGTCCGGGGTCATCCTCGACAAGCGCCTCGGCTACGATCACGTCATGTTGCCCATGATGCTCGACAAGTCCCGCGTCTATCCGACCAAGCTGGGCATCGTGGACCCGCGCGAAGAGGAAGGCGAGCTTCTATTCCCCGCCCGCTTCCCACAGGAGGTCGTGGACCGCGACAGCAAGGTCATGGGGCCTTACGCCACCGCCGGGCAGTTCCAGCAGGAGCCAACGCCCCGAGGCGGCGGCGTCATCAAGGGCCAGTGGTGGGAGACGTGGATGGAGGAAGGCTACCCGGCCTTCGACTACATCATTGCCAGCATCGACACAGCCTACACGTCCAAGACCGAGAACGATCCGTCCGCCATGACGGTCTGGGGGATCTTCAGCGGCGACATCGCCACCATGCGCGCCGAGAACTTCGTCAGCGCGCGGGGCAAGTTCAAGAGCTTCGAGGATGAGGCCGCCCGCTTCGATGAGGGCGTCCGCATCCGCGACATGCTCGACCACAACCCCGAGTCCGTCCCCAAGGTTTTCCTCATGGGCGCGTGGCAGGACCACCTTGAGCTGTCCAAGCTGGTCGAGAAGGTCGCCAGCACTTGCCGCAAGTTCAAGGTGGACAAGCTGCTCGTCGAGGCCAAGGCGTCCGGCCTGTCCGTCGCGCAGGAGATCAGGCGCCTGTACGGGGCCGAGGATTGGGCCGTCCAGCTCATCAACCCCGGCTCGCTCGACAAGCTGGCCCGCGTCTACTCCATTCAGCATTTGTTCTCCGAGGGCATGGTCTACGCCCCAGACCGGAGCTGGGCCGATATGGTGATCAAGCAGTGCGAGGTCTTCCCGAAGGGCAAGCACGACGATCTCGTGGACACGGTCAGCATGGCCCTGCGCCATCTGCGCGAGACCGGCTTGCTCGTCCGCGCGCCTGAGCGTATTGCTGAGATCGACGCCGGGCGCCGCCATGTGGGCAGTCCGCCCGCTCCCCTCTACCCAATCTAAAGGTCAAGGTCATGGTCTATGCCAGTGCAGTCGTCGATGTCATCAAGCCCAACACCCCCAAGACATTGGGCCTTTTCCGGGTCGAGGTCTGGGGCAAAGAGCCCTACGACTTCGTGCGCCACTATGAGATCGGCGCCCAATCTGATACAGTTGCTGCGCAAGAGGGCATCCGGCGCTTCGTCGAAGAGATGGAGCCCACGCCCTTGCCGACAGTCGAAGGACCGTGACCATGCCGCCAATGCCCGGCCTTGCGCCTCAGAACATCCGCTTGCCGGGCCTCCCTGAGGCCGCAATTCCCGCGCCGGACGTTGAGGTCATGGCGTCTGACGCGCCCGCCCCCGAGTTGAACGACAACGAGCCGATCCTGCGCATTGAGCATGACGACGGCTCCATCACGATCAGCATGGACGGCAAAAGCCTCGTCGATCAGCCGGGCCGCAAGAAGGGCGGATGGTTCGACAACCTCGTCGAAGACATCGACCAAGGCGCGCTCGGGCAGATTGCCGACGACTTGCTGCGCGGCATCGAGGACGACATCGAAAGCCGCCGCGAGTGGATTGAGGGCCGGGCGCAGGGCATCAAGCTCCTCGGCCTGAAGATTGAGATCCCCGGCCTCGGCGGCTCCGCTGACGGCGCTCCCGTTGAGGGCATGAGCAAGGTCCGCCATCCGCTGCTGCTTGAGGCGGTCTTGCGCTTTCAGGCCAATGCCCGCTCCGAGCTGCTTCCGACCGATGGGCCGGTGAAGATCCGCGACGACTGCAACAGCGGCTCGCTGTCCACCGACCAACTCGCCGACGCGCTTGAGTTGGACCTGAACCATTACCTGACGGCGACCGCGACCGAGTATTACCCCGACACCGACCGCATGCTGCTGATGCTGGGCTTCGGCGGGACGAGCTTCAAGAAGGTCTATTTCTGCCCGCTCCGTGGCCGCCCGGTCAGCGAGAGCGTTGATGCTGACGACCTGATCGTGAACAACGCGGCGACCGACCTGACCAACGCCAAGCGCATCACGCACCGCTCGATGATGAAAGCCTCGACCGTCCGGCGCCTTCAGATCCTCGGCGTCTACCGCGACCTCGACTTGCCGATGGCCAAGGAGCAGGATCTTGACCCGGCCCAGCGCGAGGAGCGCGCGGTGCAAGGCATTTCGGCTGGCAGCTTCCGGCCCGAAGACCGCGACCGCGAGATCTACGAGTGCTATTGCGAGCTGGACATCCCCGGCTTTGAGCACAAGTATAAGGGCAAAGAGAGCGGCCTTGAGATCCCCTACCGCGTAACCATCGACCTGTCGTCCCGCGAAATCCTGTCCATCGTCCGCAACTACGATGAAGATGAGGCCGAGCTTCCCGAGGCCCGCACAAACTTCGTGAAGTACACTTTTGTTCCCGGCCTTGGCTTCTATGACATCGGCCTGCTCCACATCCTCGGCAACACCACGAACGCCATCACGGCGGCGTGGCGCGAGATGCTCGACGCTGGCATGTACGCTAACTTCCCCGGCTTCCTGATGGCCGACACGGGCGCCCGCCAGAACACCAACATCTTCCGCGTCCCGCCCGGCGGCGGCGCACTGGTGAAGACCGGCGGCATGTCCCTCAAAGACGCCATCATGCCGCTTCCCTACAAGGAGCCCGGCGCGGCGCTGATGAACCTCGTCAGCAACATGGCCGAGACCGGCATGCGTGTTGGCGGCACGAGCGAAATGCAGGTTGGCGAGGGCCGGGCCGACGCGCCTGTGGGCACGACGCTGGCCATGATCGACCAAGCCACGAAGGTCTTGAACGCCGTCCACAAGCGCATGCACTCGGCGCAGGCGCAAGAGTTCCAGCTTCTGGTGCGCTGCTTCCAAGAGAACCCGGAAAGCTTCTGGCAACGGAACAAGAAGCCAGCTTACGCTTGGGACGAACAGACGTTCCTGAACGCCATCAACAACTGCGATCTGGTCCCGCAGGCCGATCCAAACACGGCCAGCCATGCCCAGCGCATGATGAAGATTATGGGCCTCAAGCAGCTTCAGGCGGGCAACCCCAGTCTGTACGACCCGATTGCCATCGACACTGCGGCCTTGCAGGCGATGGGCTGGTCAAACCCGCAGCAGTTCATGGTGCCGCCCTCCGCGCTCCAGCAAAAGCCCCCGCCAGAAGTCCAGTACGCTCAGGCGATGGTGCAGATCCAGAAGCAGGAGGCTGACGCCAAGACCGCGATGGTTGAGGTGAAAAAGCAGGAAGTCATGGCGAAGATGCAGCAGGCGGGCGGGGCGCAACCCAACCCCAACGCGCCGCCGTCGATCCAAGACCAGATCAAGATGGCCGAGCTGAAGATCAAGCAGCAAGAGCTTCAGGACAAGCAGCAGGACAGCATGGTTGACGCCATGAACCGCAAGCGCGACCGCGAGAGCCGCGAGCGTTTGGCGGCTGTGCGCCTTGCCGAGGACATGGTGAAGAACCCGCAGGGCCTGCCGATTGTGAACAGCATCCTTGAGCCGGGCATGGTCCAGCGCCTTGAGAGCAACGAGCAGCCTTTGACGGAGCAGTGAGATGGATGACGCTGCCTACGAAGCCCTCATGGCGAAGCTGTCAGATGCTTATCCTGAGTATCGACCGGCTGACGTAAAGCTTCAGTCAGGCCAGTTAACGCAGGAACCCAGCCCGGTCGCTTTCAATACGCCGCGTGCATTGCAGCTCGGCGAGTCCAACCCGATTAGCTTTGATCCTTCGGGCGGTGTCGCACAACTTGGAGCAATGGCCAATGCTGGCCCTTTGAGCGGCATGTTTGACGTATCAGGCCAAAACGGCATGACACCTAGCTATGGCGCAATGCTCACCGCTCGCGGACCTGAGGGTTTGAGCACATCTTACCGCAGAGGCAATGAGATTGGGGGACGCGGAGATGCGCAGAATGCTCTCACAATCTCCAAAGCGTTGGATCAAGGAAACCTCTACGCCACAGCCAATCGCGACGGTGCTAAAGGCCCGCCTGCCTATGAGTTTGGATATTCTCGGCCCATAATGTCTGGCAGTGAATTTGCGCCGCCACAGTTTGAACTTCCTTCAGGACGCCACCTCCCGCCTGCGCATAAACTCCCTCCAAAAGAATTAGTGGGACAATCTTTCCTTGGCGCCGGCCACAGGACTGGCGACGGTGAAACCCATGTGCGTGGCGGA